GTAGTAGTTAATGGCGGCAATGGATACACTGAAGGAGATCAGTTAATAGTTTACGGAACTCAGCTTGGAGCCAGCGGAGTTAGTCCAACTAATGACATTAAATTCACTATTCAAACAACAGGCAACAACATAGATAACAATGTCTCTGTTGGCCTACAAAAAACTAGTATAACTGCTCAACCTAATACTATTGTTAAGACTGACATTGAAAGTAACTTAGGCACAGGCGGAACTAGATTTAATAAAATATTTGCAAATATTTTTAACGGTAACTTAACAGGAAATGCTGCAACTGTTACAAACGGTGTTTATACAACTGACACTGGCACAGTAACTAACACAATGTTGGCTAACAGTAGCATTACAGTCAATGGTCAAGTTATAACGCTAGGTGGTTCAGGAACATTTACCGCAGCCGCAAACACTCTAACCGGTAATACATTAGCTGCTAATGTACTAAATTCTAGCTTAACTAGTGTAGGAATTCTAGGAGAATTAGAAGTCTCTGGATTAATAACATACAGTGTAGAAGACAATATTACAGCATCAGGAGCTACTCAAGCAGGAGCCTATCAACTAACAAAGAGTGTTAGTGTAATTACTAATGTAAGTGCTCCTGCTCCGGGAAATCCTGCTCCAGGAGTAATTTTACCTAACGGTGCTCCAAAGGGGTATAGAATTATCGTTAGAAATGATAGTCTTTTAAATGTAAGTGTTTATCCTAATGACGGATATGAAATTAACACTCTAGGAGAAAATATTGGATTTAGACTAAGCAGTCAAACTTCACTAGAATTTGTTTGCACTAGAGACTCTATTCCTGGTGTTCAAAGCGGCAAATGGTACACTCTAAATGCTACATTCGCTTAAAGGATATTTAAAAATGGTGCATAAATATAGTACAACTAAGGAAACATATGACGCTGCAGATTAATCTAGTTGATTTAGGCAGTTACCCTAATGACGGCACGGGTGATGACTTACGAACTGCTTTTGAAAAATCAAATCAAAATTTTCAAAATATAAAAAACAATGTTGTTTTATATGCAGAAAATTTAGGCAACGGCAGCCCTATTTTTCTTGATAAAGTTCTTAATACTCTAAGATTTAGAAGTATAGCAAGTGCTAACAACAATCTGTCTCTAAGTTATGATTCTAACAGTGTAACTTTTAATGTACAAGATTCTATCAACAGTTTAATAGAAGATCCTAATCCTAGGCTTGGCGGCGATTTAACTTTAAATGGTTACAATATTGAAGGTGTTGGAGATATTGTTATTAACGGTGATATCACTGCTAATATAATCACAGGAACTTTTGAAGGAAACTTTAGCGGAGATATCTCAGGAAATATTACTGGTAACTTAACTGGAAACGTTATTGGTAATCTAACTGGAAATGTGATTGGTCAAGTAAGTGATATAAGCAATCATACTTTATCAGATTTAGCAGATGTCACTGCAAGTATTCCTAGTAACGGTCAAGCACTAATATGGACTGGCAATTCTTGGGCTCCTGGAAATATTATAGCAACCAACGGTGTTACTAAGATTATTGCAGGCAATAATGTAACAATAACTCCTACAGAAGGTACAGGCGAAGTTACTATTAATGCAACCGGCGGTGGCGGATTTTCAATTACCAATTACGATTTTGGATTACTTTCAGGAGTAAGAGATCCGTTTGACCTAGTAATGCAGTTTACTAACGTAGACTTTGGTCCTATATACGACGGAACTTCTATTAAACTTGATTTAGGATCTATAGATGCTAATGCATCGCTTTATGCTTTAGAAGCGTCAACATCTAGTGTAGTTGAAGGAAATACATTTACTATATCGTTAACAACAATCAATGTTGCAAATGGCACTTCTATTCCGTACACTATCACAGGCGTTAGCTCAGATGATATTAACGAAGCAAATTTAAACGGAACATTTGTTGTAAACAACGGATTTGCAAGTTTTACATTTACTGCAACATTAGATGAATTTATTGAAACTGAAACATTTGTATTGACTTTAGATGGAATAGTACCTGTTGTTTCGGTATCAGTTACAATTTTAAATCCAAGTAATCCATTAATTGATGCAAGTATAGACGGGGGTACACCTAGTTCTACTATGACGGTAACTGTAGACGGAGAAGGTCCTGGTTCTGCTGTTACAGTGATTGTAGAAGGTGGCGGCCCAGAATTTACTGCTACTATTACAGACGGTGGTGCACCTGGAACAGTGTTCTTAGAAAGTTTAGAAGGTGGTAACCCTTCTAGCAGTCCTACTGAAGTTTATGACGGCGGAATAGTTACTTAAAACAAATAAATATATTATCAAAGGAGTTTTTTATGGCCGTGCAGATTTTATTAAGAAGAGGACTAGCAGCAGACTGGACAAGTGCTAATCCTACATTGGGCGCAGGCGAATTAGGGTTCGAAACAGATACTAAAAAGTTTAAAATTGGTGATGGAACTACAGCTTGGAATTCTATTACTGCGTATGTTGCAGGCCCCGAAAGTCTAAGATTACAAGATTTATTAGATGTTGCAGGTACTGCACCTTCTACTGGGCAGGTACTAAAGTGGAACGGTACTGCCTGGGCACCTGCTGCTGACGCAACAGGCGGCGGTGGTACTGGTGCAACATATGCTATTAGTGCAGAAACTGTATCAGGAGGTGCTAATTTAACACTAACAGGTAGTGATAGTTCTACAGACAGTGTTAAACTAGCAGCAGGATCTAACGTAACTATTACTAGAACTGACGCTGATACAATTACTATTGCATCAACTGCTACTAGTGGTGCAACTACGTTAGATGGACTAAGCGATGTTGTCATTACTGGCACACCAACTACTGGTCAAGTTATAAAGTTTGATGGTACTAATTGGGTTAACGGAACTGATGCTGTTGGTACTGGCGGTGGTGCTGCTGCACTAGACGAACTAAGTGATGTTGTTATTACTGGTACACCGACTGACGGGCAAGTATTAAAATATGATAGCGGAACTAGTTCTTGGGTTAACGGACAAGATCTTTCTTCTACTATTTTTACTAGACAAACGGTATCAGGATCTACTAGTTCTTTAGCAGATGCTGCAACTGGCCCTATTAATATAGTAGGATATAAGTCTTATACTTTACTTAAATTAGAAACTAGTGCAGCAGCATGGGTAAGAATTTATGTTAGTGAAGCAGCAAGAATTGCTGACGCTAGCAGACTTGAAGGTGTTGATCCAACACCAGGAAGTGGAGTTATTGCTGAAGTTATTACTACTGGAGCAGAAACAGTTTTAATTAGTCCAGCAACAATTGGATTTAATAACGAAAGCCCTGTAACAACTAATATACCTGTAAGAGTAACAAACAAAAGCGGTGCTACTGCATCAATTACTGTTACACTCACTGCAATTCAACTAGAGGCTTAATTTATGTCAGACTTTCGTCAAGAATTTATTGTAACATTAAAAAATTACAATGAATTAGAAAATTTTTATCTAGACATGGAAACAGAAGGAACAACAAAATCGTTCATTCCTTCTGCGGCAATTCCTTGTGTTGACAGGCGACCTGTAAGTAGAAATACGCATTATTTGCTCACAAGGCATGAAGCTAGAGAATTAATTAAAGACGAAAGAGTTCAATCAGTTGAACTAAGATTAAAAGACCCATCAATTAAAATAGAACCACATGCAACCCAAACTGGTGATTGGAGTAGGGGCGACAATATTTCAGTAGGAAATAAAAACTGGGGATTGTATCGCAGCCTTGTAACTGAAAACGAAGCTCAATGGGGTTCTGATGTAATTCTTAACAGCACTATAACTAGAGATATAACCTTAGATGCAACTGGTAAAAATGTTGACATAATTATAGTTGACGATACTGTTTGGCCAGATCATGCAGAATTTGGAGAAAGATTTGTACAGTATGATTGGTTTGGTCAGCATGATGCTGCTGTAAGAGGAACTGGCTGTGTGATAACGCACATTTCAAGATCAGGAACTACAGCAACTATAACAACTCAAACTGCACACAATATAAATCCTGGCGCTGTTATCAATGTTGTATGCACAACAGACAGCTCATTTACAGCAACAGGTGTAACTGTTACTGCGGTTGGAGTAACATCAATAGGAAACGGCGGAGACGGTCTTACTGTCAACACCATAAGTTATATCAGTGTCACTTCAGGTAACGTAACAAGAACTACCGGAGAAGGATTTTGGAGAGGTGTTTACCAATACACTGAGTTCACTCAAGAAAATAATCACGCAACTCACGTAGCAGCTATTGCTGCGGGCAACACACAAGGTTGGGCTAGAGATGCAAACATATATAACTTAAAACATAATGCAATAGGAGTAGATGCAGAAACGTCTATACCTAATGATTTAATTTTTAACTATATAAAAGAATTTCATAATAACAAATCGATCAATCCAGAGACTGGAAGAAAAAATCCAACAATTGTTAATAACAGTTGGGGCTTAGGTATAACTTTATACACTAGGAGAAATCCCTATACAGGAACATCCAGTTACGATTTTCCAAAAATTAATTACAGAGGAGCTGACATTACTCCTACAACTAGTCCTGTAGATACAGGCATTAGTGGAATTTTTACATCAAATGCATTAATTGCTGGATTGTCTAGTGTTGCACCTGGTACAGCTTGTACGATCCAGACAACGGGTATTGAAACTGGAACTGTAACAACTACTACTTATTCTCCTAATGGAAGAACTGGCCTTACACAAGTTGCCCCTACATTTGTTAATTCCGGAGTTAGTGTTAGTGAAAATGATGAAGCATACTGGCAACTTTCAATACCGTTCGGTATTAGTTACTGCACCCAGACATATAATACTGGATCAGTTTATGTAAGTTCTAACAGTCACATTACATTCGGCGGTCCAAGTAATGCACTTTCGTTTGGTGCTACTAATCCTGCTATTAGAAAAATATTTGTTTCTACAGGCGACAGAAGTTGCGAAAATTTATGGACTGGTACTTTTGGTACTACAGGTAGTAGAACATTTATAGTACGTTGGGAAGGCTACGAAGGCGCTTACAGCACTACTTACGAAACTACTCCTACAACCGTTTGGGAAATGAAATTCTTTGAAGCTACTCCTAATACTTTTGAATTACAAATTGTATCAAATGCTAACTACAGAGGAGAGTTTACAGATTTTGAAATTCTCAGTAGAGGATTAAGTATAAACGAATTAGGACCTAGTCCTATTAGAAGCACTGCTATAGATGCTGACATTTCAGATACCATAGATGCAGGAGTTATATTTGTAGGTAGTGCAGGTAATGCAGGTCTTAAAATTGATAACCAAGGCGGGTTAGATTACGACAATTATGTTATTGATAATGGATTGCCTCTTTATTACCAAAGAGGTAGTAGTCCAGCAGCGAGTCATCCTGATGCAATTTGTGTAGGTTCAATAGACAGTGCCAGTACTGAAACTAAAGCGCAAACTAGTAATACTGGTCCTAGAGTAGATATCTATGCTCCTGGAAGAAATATTACTTCAGCAGTATATGATAATACTGGA